TCGTTTAATGTTCTCATTTTTTTTCTCCGTTTGTCGTTCCGTCTATAACCTTATTAAGACTTCAACATTTGGTTTATTGTTTAGGGGTGTATGTCTAAACAAGGTTACACCCCCAACAATTTAGCATTATGCAGTAGTTAAATCAGTAACTAATCCACTTGCTTTTTCGTTTCTTGATTCAAGAGTGTACTCTGTAACCAAGAATCTTTGATCTCCGTCTGTAGTTTGACCTGGAGTAGTAAGTTTGAAATCTCTTAAAAAAGAAACTCCCCACATATCCATTTCAAGTACATAAGCGTCTTGACCTTTTTTGGCTGCAGTTCCGTTGTTGTTTCTAATAAGTCTATTAGGTGCAACTTGCATAGTTCCAAAATCTGACTCATACACATCAATAGAAGTAATTAATCTTCTATCTTCTGCAGCGTCAAATCTAGTTGAACCACCTGTAAAGCCTGAAAGTTTTTGTTTATTAAAAGCACCAACCATAATCATATTAGGGTTTCCGCCATTATCAAAACATTTCTTTAAAACGCTTTTTAAATGATCTTCAGTGAAAGCTCTCTGCGTACCATCTGTTCTTGCAGTTCCTGGTACATCAGCACTACTAACTTGACCATTAGCACCGCCTGCTCCAGCGTCAACATTAGCTTGAAGCCAAGTTGGTAAGCCAGATAATTTTCTTGCAGTTGATGCGTTTCCAGCAGTTCCAGTTACATTAGATAAAAGAGCTGTTTCCATATCTCTTTTTAATTCTTTTGCACCTTTAGCTACTTGGTAAGCTATTTCACTTGCTCTACCAGCTGAAGTTACGGCTTCGTTTGTGCCTGAAACTTGGATAGCTTTTGTAGAGATTTGAGTGTGGTTAGATACTTCCACAGATGGAACCATTGTTCCATAAGATATTGCAGCACCTTCAACCGCAGCATTAACTGCTGTTGGGGCTAGAGCATCTGTTTGCCATTTGTGTAAAGTATTTGTTGCTCTTGTTTTTGCAACGCCAGACATAAAAGGTGTTTCTGTTGGACTAATATTGTAAATGATGTCCGACAGGTCTTCTCTTATACCTTTTGCTGTATATGTTTGATACATCGCCATGATATATTCTCCTTTAGGTTATTTATTAAATGTAACGCAAAAGTAAATCGGAAGCATCTTTGATTTTTCCAGTTTTCTTGAGCGTTTTAATTTGATTCAACCTTGTTTGAGAATTGATTTCGTCTTTTGTAACTTTGACACCTGATTTAACAAATTTTGATGGCTTAACTTTCTTATTAACTAAAGTTGGTTTCAACTTTTTGTTATTTTGATAGCTCATAGCATCAACAATAATGTCAAATTGCCTTGAATCATAAATTGAATTAACTTCTTTATCGTTAAAGCCTTTAGTCAATAAATAATTCGTCATATTTGTTCTTAAATTATTCCCTTTAACAGGGTCGGACAAATCAGGATACTTTAAAGCAACCTTTTTTTGTTCTTCTTTAAGAACTTCTTGAAACTGTTGAGTTTGATGATCTCTAATTCGCTTTTGTGCTTGAGAAATAGTATCTCTACGCTTACGAATTTTACGATCTACTTTTGCAGCTTCAGTTGGATCCTCTTCCCATAAAGCGTCTAGCTCTTTGGAATTAATATCACTATTTATTTCAGCGTTCAAAGTCAACACAAGAGAATTTAAATCTTCTAACTTGGTTGAATACTGTTTTTCCAAACGATCTTTTGCAGATTGTGTTTCTCTTTTTTCAAGAGCTAACTCCTCTGTTTTTCGTCTGTAATCGGCATCCTTTTGATAACCTGCTTTTAATTCTTCAAGGTCAACATCAATTAATTCACCATTAACTTTAACTTGGTGTAAATCGGTTTCTTGTTCTTCAATAGCATCATTTTCTACTGGAGCTTCTTCTTCGTCAGAAACTTCTTGAACTTCTTCTTGATTGGTTTCTGGTTTTTGTTGAACTTCTTGATTATCTTCTGCTTCCGCTTCTGGTTCTTTTGGTTCAACTGGTGCTTCTTTATCTTGAGCTTTAATAGTTGCCGTTTTAGGGTCTAGTAATCCCTCAAGAGTTTTAGCTGCACCTTGTACTGAAACATTGTTCAGTAATGGGTTGTTGTCAGACATTAAGTCCTCCTATGGTTAAGCTGTCTTTATGACTTGGCTTATTTTAACTTGGTTTAGTTAAAATTTTGTTTTTACTTGTTGTTTGCGAAAATCTTCAAGCTGTTTTTCAGCTAATTTTCCTGTTTCAATAACAGTTTGTAGATGTTGTTCTACTTTGCCTACAACATTATAAGCAATCCAAAGTTTCTCCCTTGTATCGCTTTCTTTAGCACCTGTTTTTTCTAACAAGGCTTCAGAATAAAGTTTTTTAAGAGTGTCAATTGCCTCTACAAAAATTTTATTCTCTAATATTTGTTTCGCCTGATTGGATCGGCTGACTTCCGCTTCCCTCAGGGTTTGGTCGTTGGTTACCATTTAATCCTTTTAATTGCTCATCAAGTAAATTACCAGCTTTTTGAGCCTGTTCTAATATTTTGTTATTACCAGACATCATTAACTTATCTAAATCCGCATCGGCTTTAATTTTTGCCGTATCAAGTTGTGTATTATATTTTAAAGCCATTTCTTTTAGCTTCGCTTCAAAATCTAACATCATATCTTGTTGCTTTTGTTGTAATTCTCTATTTTGCAATTCTAATTCCGCCATTTTTCGTTTTTCTTCGGAAGAAATTCTTGTAAATTCTATTTTTTCTATTGGAGTTAAAGGCGGTGGTTGTGGCGGAGGCATTTGTTGTTTGCCAATATCTGGATTTACAAAGAAAGCGTCCACATTTTTTAATCCTGCGTTTTCTATAATCTTGGATAAAGTGTTATACATATTTTTTAGCGTAACCATTGGCATCTCTTTTCCGCCTTGTAGGTTGAACGCTTGTAATTGTCTTTCCAAAATACTATTAAGCATAATAACTTGTTGTTCTTTAGAACCTGTTCCTAATCCAACAACAACATTTATATTAAATTTGTCTTTCCATTCGGTAGGTTTAATAGGAATATAATTATTATTTAATTCTATAATTTGTTCTTTGTCTTGATACTTAACCATTAGTTCAAAAATTTTATTAAATAAATCTTTAACGCCTGTTTCCGCAAATATTCTAGCAATTAATTCGGAACGCATTTGTGTTTGTGTCATTAACGCATTTACACCTGTTGCTGTTTTAGAATTTAAAGCGTTAGCGTCTAAACCTTGTGCGGATTTTGTAATTCCAGTTCTAGCTTCTCTAACAGTGTCTAAATAACTTAATAATGGGAACGCTTGTTGTGAAATTGGTTGTGCTTGAAGCGGTTGCATAACTTGATTAGGAGGTTGTTTAGTTCTAACGACACCACCTGGTCTTGTCGTAAGTAAGTCGTCCATATTGACCATTCCGTCCATAACGGCAACTCTATTATTATTTGTCAAATACATATTATCTAAAAGTTGACGCATTACAGTAGATTTCATTAATTGTATATCTTCAACTAATTCGGAAATACTTCTTCCGTAAAATCTATGGGGCATTGGTATTGGTGTAACAGTTACAAACGGTGCGGAGTCGCATGGCATATTTTCTAATATGTAACTTCCGTCTCCAGCACAGATTACTTTTCTTAATTCGGCAATTCCATCTCCGTCATAATCAAATCTAATATAAGATTCATATACTAAAACTTTTTCGGTAGATTTATCGGTAGGTTCGTCTTGGAAGTAACCATCAATATTTCTATCTCTAGCTTCTTCTTCCATTGTAAAATTTTCATCTTCATTTCTTGGAAGTTCCATAACTTCATCATAATCAAATCCCATTTCAATTAATTGTGATCTAGTTAGATAAACTTTATGTGCTACAAAATTTGCGTCTTGAATTGTTTTAGCCGATCTATCTATTAAAAATTCTTCAGGCGGTACGCTTTCAATTTTTACTTTGCCAGACTTTCTAATTCTTTTAATTTTACAATTATATAAAACAGCTTTTGGAAATTTTATTTCGGAAATATCAATACCTTGCATTTCGGCTTGTTGCTTGGCTACTTCTTGTTGTTCTTTAACAACTTCGTCAACTATTTCTTCTTCTTCAACTAATTCAATTTCATCTTTAGTATCTTCTAAAGCATCTTTTTCCGCTGGAGTTAAATTTTTATAAGTTTCATGTTCAACGCTTTCGTTTTCATCCCAATAAATTTTTAAAAAACCATTCTTTTCAATTAATGCGTCTTTAAAAAAATTATATAAAAGCGTAAAGCCATCGTTTTGTTTGTAAAATACATGATTTAAATATGCCGTAGCTTGTTCGCTTAATGGAACATCTTCCGCTGTAACAGGATCGCAACGAACCACTTTATCGGAAGCGGTAAAAACTCTTAAAAGGTTCGGCAAGATACTTTCAATTGTATCGGAAACATCAGTACTTACTACTTGGCTTCTTCCGTCTATTTCCGTTCCAAGTTTATCGCCTAAATAATATTCAATAGATTTTCTTCTTGACTCCGATAATTCGCCACCTAAATAACCTATGCTATTTCTAACTTGGTTAGTTAAGATTGCTTTTAATTCTATATCGGAAAGTTCTTTATTTTTTTTTGCCATATTAAACTATGTAGCTTGTATCTACCTTTATTGGTTTTTTCCAGTCGCTTCTATCTATTGGTTCGGTAACTGCACCATACCTTATCGAATCGCAAAAATGTGATGCCCAGTTGTGTAAGGGTTTATTACGAAAACAATTATTTTTTTCATCCCATCGCTTACAATAGCTTTTTAACGCTTCTATAAGTTTTTTGCAATTACTTTTATGAAAATAACAATTAGGTAACATTCTTCTTACTTGCTCTATTCCATCTTCTACGCCAAGTTTTGGTGCAATTTCAAATTCCATCCCCATCTCTTTGGCGGACTCCCATCTTGATTTATTCGTTCCTATTTCTCTAACCCTTATATCATGGGGGGCGATATGTTTATCGTAGGTATAAGGTTTATCGTCAATTACATTAAAATAGTGTTCTAATCCCTCACTAGAATTTTCGTAGCAATCAATTATCCTAATTTCGCCACTTGGTCGCCTTTGTGCAAAAGTTATAACGGTGCTATCATTCATCCCTAAATCCCACCAAGTTTCTACTGGAATAGATAAGTCTATTTCAAAATCGGTTATCTTTTTATTCTTATCTAATTCTTCAACTATACCGCCATAATAAGAACCGCTAATTCCAGCTTGGAATGAACATTCAAATTCTTGATCGTAACTTTCAGGCGACATGGATAGCTTGGCAGCGTCTAGTTCGTCTTTGGGTATTATCTTTGTTTGACTAGCTTTAAAAACACAAGTGAACCAATCTTTTTGTGTTTTAGACTTCTCATGTAAATCAAAAAACCAATTCCGCCCCATCGGTGTGCCGATAAAAATTGCAAAGCCTTTTCGGTCTGATAAGCAAGGGCGTAAAATTGTGTCAAATAAATCTGGACTAATATTTTGGGTTTCATCTACGATAACTCCGTCAAAGTATTGTCCTCTTATGGCACTACTATTTTCAGCTCCTATTATTTGAATACGGCTATTGTTGACGGAGAAATCTACCCTTAATTCTGATTCATTCCATTTAACACCTGGAATTGTGGCGGAAAATTGTTTCATATAATCCCAAGCTGTGCTTTTCCCTTGCAATCTATAAGGCGATATAAAGGCATATCTTGGATATGGATTTTTATTAGTTAGGGCAGCTTTAATTAAATGGTTTATTGCAAACACAGTTTTACCGCCTCTTCTATGAACGATAATAACATTAAATCGGTTCACATCACATTTTTTGTGCAAAAATTTTTGTATTTCTCTAGGATTGTATGGAATAACGATTTGTTTCATATTAAAACAAAACCCCCCTCTTTAGAATCTTTCTAATGTAAAGTAAAATTTTGTTGGCTATCATAAACTTTAGGTTCTTCTACAAATTGGTCTTGCAAAAACTTTGAAAAATCTATTGCTTCGTCATTGTCGGAAAAACCTTGAAAATGAGAAATTACAATTGGTTCGCCTGTTTCTTTATCCTTAATTATAAAAATTATTGTTTTCAATATAAGATCATCCATTTTATTTGTTTATACCATCCATTCATTTTTACCAAGACGACATTCGCAAAATTGGGTATCGGCTCTAAAAAACCCCCCTAAATCTGTCGTTCAAAGCAAAAAAGCCTTATTTTATTACTAACGATAAGAAAAGTTATCGTTAGTAAAACTTTCCGATAATTCAGCGTTATCAAACCTTTTGCATTTGTTCTTCTTTTGTTCTTTTTTTGCTCACATATAACTAATTATCTTTTTATGTGTTAAAAATGCCACAAACCTAATAAAACCAATACTTTTAGTGTTGTAAATATATCACAAAGCATAAATATTGTGGTATTTTTGCAACATTATGACTGCCAACTAATGTTAATTGGTGCTTTATCGTCACCTTTTAATGTTATTTCTGCAGCTTTTCCATACTTTTTAGAACTTATTTTAGAAGCAGACCATTGTGAACTAGCTACAATAATTTTATAAAGATTAACTAAATTCTGTCCTGCCTTTCCATCTATTTCGCCTGATTCTATTTTAGCTTCTAATTCTAATCGTTTATCTTTTAAGTTACTTAATTCCAAATCTATCGCTAGTTCTTTTGCCTTTTGGTATCTATCCATTAATTCATTTGAACTAACTAATTCTTTTCGGAAACTAGCCCAAGTATAATCAATTTCTTCTTTTTCAAATACTTGCCGAATCGTTAAACCATCGGCAATAAGCTCTAAAATTCTTTCGGCTAATCTTGGGTTTAGTTTTCTTTTTCGTCCTGCCATAATTTTTAATCCTTTAAGGGGTGGAGGCGGTTATAGAAAGAAAGGGAAAAAGACCGCCTCACACCAAGTGTACACTAATAAAAACTAGCTAAAAGGGTTTCGCTAGTAGTTTAAATATTTATCATACTAAATATAGTATTACCAATCAAAAATCGTTTTAGGCTTACGAAATGTTCTAGTATCGTTTGTAATAGGATTCTTCTTAATAATTCCTTTTTGTAGTAGCCTATCTATAAATAATTCTACGGAAAAAGAACCCCAGCATTCCCTTTCCCAAATCCATACCATTTGATTGACGGACAATAATCCGCTTTCAAATTCATTGTTTAATTGAACAATAATTTCTAGCTTTTCTTCTTTAGTGTAATCGTTGAACTTTCTATGCTGTAATAGTTTTCCTTTATAAGTATAGGCAAGGGGGGTTATA